GTTTGAATAAAGCATAACTACTAGACTAGCGAACATGCAGCAAGATTGGAATTCTATTGACAGCGAAGAAGAGACGATGAGTTCGGAAATTGAATTCGAAACCTTTAGAAGTTTCACATACACGCATGAATGCACTCTTTCCGACCTTAAATTCGGAAACAAACAGTTATTCGGCACTAAATACAGTGGTTACCCGGATACATTAGTTTTTGATACACTAGGCGATTCAAGGCATGAAATGCTTGGTAAATTGGTTATTGATGTGTTTATACGTAGTGCAAAAATTGAAGAGCTGCAGTCATTTACTCAAATGGGCCAAAAAGTACATTTAGGGAAAACACCTGATTTCGTCACTGACAGTGGAGTTATTTATGAGTTTAAGACCACATTATCTGAGCTTGATAGTAATAAATGTAGGAATGAAGCTATAGATATAAAGGCAAAATACGGGAAATGCAAAGTGGTTTTCTTAGAAATTACCGAAAACAGTTTGAGGTGGTACAAAATGTCGAGCGAGGTTGCAACATTATTGAAAAACTATATCAGAAATATACGATCCAATAAACGGATGAATTCTGTTGATTCTGTTCATCAAAATTTTCGCGAGTCAGTATTTGGTAAGGTTCATGGTGTGAATCCTTTCGTAAGGCTACAAGACACATTCTTTTTAAATAACCAGCAGCCAACCCCCTTAAATGAAATTCCTGTTACTTATACTGATAAGCCGATAGACAGAATCCAAAAAATGTTTCGTTTAAATCATAAAGATTTGTGTTCCTCAGTAGAATCCCTGTTGCTCGCCAAAATAGATATCAACGCGCTATTACAAAGAGAAAGTATCAACCATGGTAACGTCATATCCCCAGATCCGTTCAGTAGAGACAAAAACAGTGGCTCCAAAAGCTCGTATGTAGCGAAGTTTCCTTTTTGGGATTCTGTATGGGAGAATGACGAGCTATTGTTAGATAGGGAGTATGGCACTAACCCATTCGATGTCTCATTGTTTTATGAATTTACAAACTGCGTTCAGAAACTAGAGAATAGTCTGGATGACAATTTTGGTGAGGACATTTACAATGTTTGTTACAATGTTATTACAAGTCACATTCTATTTCAAGACGTTTCACAAAACATCAAACAGTTATTTGTTGAGTTCAGCCAACTATATTCTCTTAAAGATGATGTTAGGGGAAACAACCTGAACACTAAATTAAATACTTTATTAGGCACGAATGATAAGTACTGGAATCATGATATTCTAAAGGAAAAAATCAACTTGTATGCCAAGAAATTCAGTTTCGGAAGTTCTAGATTAAATTGGAAAGGAAACATTAGAGTGACAATCCCTGAGAAGTTATCCGATAAGCTTTTCAAGCAAAATAAATTCTCTAAAATAGTAAATAAAGTAAGGGAAACTGTGTCTGATGCTCAAGAAATGAACCACGCAATGTTCGAAATGATGCAAAGAGTTGTTAGCAAACACAAAGACGACTGTAGGCCTGTAACTGCTGATATCGTCGATCTAGATCTTTCCAGCTGGGTTAAAAGAGCTTCATTTAGCGGATCTACTTCAAATATGATTATTGAATCATTTCGCAATCTTTATCCTAATAACACTGCGTTAAATGATGTGGTAAACTTAGAGAATGAGGCTTCTGTTAACACAATATTAGACATTATGTCAAGTGAAAATTCTGTACTACTAAGGCGGTATTGTAGAATTGCAACTGCTTATTTGTTAGCATTTAAAGGAGCCGAAATGAATAAAGCAGATAAAAAGGAAATGGTTGTGTTAACAGTCCCTGGGTTTCACGGGTTTATAATAGCAACACCACCACCAAACCAAGAAGTAACAGGCACTTTAATTAACGTTTGCTTCCAGGATACTCATGGCTCCTTTCCAAGGTTCTCCAATGACTACCAAGTGTACAATAAACCCGGTACCTTCAAATACATGCTCATCTCAAGGCCTTATCGGATGAATTACAGATACCTAGAAAACGTAGAGAAAAATTATGGCGCTTACGTAGGGAATGAAATTCTATTGAGGAACTGTGGATGCAACTTCCAGAAAACTAATTTATATAAAAGCCTATACTGGGATTATAATAGAAGTGTAGCTTCCTCATTTGATTTTGTTTATCTTATGTACAAAATATCTTTTAGCTCTCTTAGTATGGGTAGGAAAGAAATCTTAAAAAAAGTGGATAACATACCGCTTACAGATGTTCGTGCTCATGCTGTTATAAAAAATCTCCTCACTAACTACGAAGGGTTTTCAGATAATATATATAACACGTTTGTAAAAATGTCTGAATTCAACTACAGAGATGCTGTTTTTGGGACAAATGAATTTACAATACAGGCATTTTCAGCTGTTAATTTTTTACGACAAATTTTCCCCAAAAACGATGGCTATGACCCTATGCGAATGTTCAAGAAATTCATAAAAAACGAATCTATCTTTGAGGCAGAATGGTCGAGATCAAAATATAACCCAATGAATAGCGGAACTGAACCAGATACATTTAGTGTGGAGAATTTATCAAAAGAGTTCCGGGATGTTGCAAATTGGGATCCCTATATGTATGACCCTCTATTGATAGATACAGGAGTAAAAAAGCTCTGTGATGAGGCTAAGCGAAAGAACGGCTCCATACTTTTCGACGTGATGAACACAGGTAATTTTGACCGAGATGCAAAAACTTCAAAGGTTCACACGATTAGGACAGATGATGAAATAGCCAATGTGAGCTCTATGGAGTACTCCGAAAAAAAGAAAAATAAATACTCACATTTCCAATTAGTAAATCCAAAACCTTTATCTGAAGTCGTACACGAAGATGCAGATTTTTGGGCAAAGGAAATGATAAACTTTTACAGATTCGCAGGGAGAGAAATAGGTGTAGAAGATCTAGCAATGCCAACCCTGTTAGATATCACAGCATCACAAATACCTAGGTACCCTAAATGTTCTGTGCTGAGGATGCAGATAAAGGACCAAACAGGGACTGACAAGCGAGCTTTTTTCATTATGGATGGCTGTTCAAGAAATGGAAACAAAATAAGGGATGAGGCGTGTAAGGTCCTTTTACAAAAGAATGATACAGACGTTATTTGCAAGTCAGGAGATGAGAAAACTATGGCCTTAGAGAGAAAAATGAAGGAAGTGGGGTCGGACGGTAAGTCAGTAATGTACATTACAGTGGATCAAACCAAATTCGGAGACAAATATGTTATGGAAGCAATAAACAGAATTATCTGGGTGATGCACAAAGAAGGCATATTGAATGACGATGAACTAAGATTGTTAAACTATTTCGACGAACGTATAAAAAACAGAGTTCTATTGATACCACCCTTTATTGCTCAAGAGTTTCAGGTTCGACTTGGTAAGATCAGACCAAACAAGCGGCAAGTGAAATCAAATTATGATTGGTCAAGAAAATATTTTGAAGAAGTGGAAGATCTAATTTCTGATAATATCTTGAACGATATTGAGTTCCACAATCTCTTTGATAATATTGGTGACAATTATAAACGAACGATGATCAGAGACATATGTTTGAAAAGGAGTGTTGGGTTTATCCTGGGAGTGTTAAACTTTTCGGGTTCTGTAATGAGTACAATTTACGCTGAATATTTTTGTGAACACTGGAATAAAGTGGTTAACAACAGCAAATTGAGATTCGGAACACACTCAGATGATGCCATGGGCTTTTGTTCCTTAATTCCCCCAACCAGAGAAGAAGTGGTTCAAGCACTTGAAAACGGTGAATGGAAAGAATTACTCCTGTTATTAAACAGTTCTGACCCAAACCTTGAAATTTCAATTGACTGGTTACTCAATGATGTGCATGTCCAGAAGGATGCCAGTTATATAGAACCAGAGGATGGTGGGATAGTATCTCAAACTCATTCAGTTCAAATGGTACAACGAAGGTTTAGGTCTGCTTCATTGTGTATTGCCTTTTTTGTTTTATCATATATCTACCCTAAATTAGTTGGTCAAACACCTTCCGCAGCAAAATACTTCTTGGGTCCAGCTGGTGAAATGCTACAGATAACCTTTTTTGCTAAAAAATGTTATGTCCCAGTAATAAGGTACACTTCTGCCGTATTAGCTGATTTAACTAACAAGTCATTTAAAGAGGATTTACAAAGTTGTATTGGAAGAGTTTACAATACATTGTGCCATATACCTTCTGGAGCTATTACGAACGATCTGATGGTAGCTTGCAATATATTGGTAAGAGAGAAGTACAGGATGCCATTTTTTAGACATAGTAATAAACTCCCTGCTCAACTAGGTGGGATTTGGTATTCTCATCCTGCACTGCTGACAACAAATGGGTTTAGTGCGAATAAGATTAGATTGCTAGTTTTGGCCAAACATCTAGAAGAAGAAGGCAATAATTCATTAAAGAAATTAAACACATTATTGGTCAAGAACACAGTTAACTTCAATGATTCATTAGAGGATAACGATTTGGATAGTGGTTTATTTGAAGTTGAAAAGGATTTCATGATCGGTACTACATTAGGTACGAAGGCAAAAGCCCAACTAAGTCGTTACTGGAACCAATTAAGGTTTTACTTCAAAAACCACAACAATCAAATGACATTTGAAGACTACATGGAAGAGAATGTAGGCGAGGTTGCTCTGGCTTATCTTATAAGTGACAAAAGTTTCAAGCTAAACACAACCGCATTCCTAAAAAAGTACACAAATAGGGCTTTTCAACAATCCTACAGCAATACACCTACACGGTTTTTTATACAATCCCGCATTGGTTACTTGAATAGAAAAGTATTTGGGAGCAATGAAAAGGGAGGCTTTATGGTTTCCTTGGGACTCAACACAGATAGCACCTTACAGGATGTTTTCGATAAGTGCTGTGATTTCTTGGACAATAGTGGGTATGAATTTCAAGAGGCTGAGTCTATGTTAATGATAGCAAATGAAAAACTATTTAACAGACAAATACAATATTTGCTAGACGTTAAAGTGACGCTTGAAAGGTCTCCTGGAGTTGATCCAACATATATAAGGTCACATCATCTAGATTACAACTACGATAGGGTAAAGGAGGTAGTTAGCCAAATGTATGATGATATTTCTGTAAAAAGGGCTTTAGTTGCAATTACTGAGAATATTTTATACAACACACCCGTAGAAACACATTTTCAATATCTCACGGATGAAAGTGTTGTTGAATCTCAATTAAATGTTGTCCACACAATACAAAATTTCTGCTTTGACTGCGATATGAGCAATGAGATGATCCTAAGGAACATTGTTCTTTTACATCGCTTATTTTCACCAAAGGGGATCAGCTTCATAGTAAAAAAACCTGTTTTTATAGACTTAAATGTGTTCATATCAGGAACTTGTCGCGTACCCCATACAGTAGGGTTCTACGGTAATATTGAAAGAGTTCAATATAGAAAGAAAACTAATTACGGAAGTCATCAAACTAGGGTAAACAGACTCATGGACTGTGCAATCAATTTAACTACAGTGAAATTTGGTAGTGAAGCTAATTTTGATGAGGGCGTAACAAAAAGTTTGAAACAAACAACAAGTTACATACTTAGCAACTTTATCAAAGGAAATGATTTTGGAATCAACAAACTAATGATAGATGATAAAGGGAATACACTAGCTTCTCTTTTATTTTCCATACAAAGGGACAGATCAGTAGGCACATTTAGTGTGATATACAGTAAGATTGTCAGACTGAGAAACACTTCATTAACCTCTTACTTTGTGAATTTTGGTGTAAAGCTAGATGAAACAGGAGACGAAGTCCATAAATATACATTTATAATAAATTTTGGAAATGATCAAAGTTACAAACCTGAGTTTACTTTGCTTGCATGCGTGATGTTAAGACTGAGTTTGAATGAACTTTTGTTAAGTTTAAACAACAATAATAGTTTGAACTTGATTTTGAGTCTAAAAAATTTAACTCTCAATCCTTTCACGCTCCGTCTAGATCAGGCACTGGAGGAAAGACTATCACGAAATCAACACATATTTTTACTCCCAGATTATCAATTACCTCCGTTAAATTTTGCAATAAATGATGTTGGTTTTACCTTGGATGGAAGTAAACTACCCATTTTGATCCCTAAAGTTAGTGTGAGTAAAAAAACCCTTTACAATTCAATAACTTCAATTGGTGATGCTGTCGTGCCCGATTATTACGAGTGTAATTACAAACAAGTGTTAGAGAATATTTTGAATTGTTTCAGTAGCTCAATTCATAATCAAAATAGTAAGTCCACCCAGCTGCTTAAAACTTCTGCCGCTTTATTTTCAATGTTGAACGAAAGCCTTAAGTTTACAACTACGAGTTTTACTGTTGATTCAAAAGCTATTATAGACGGACCCTCAATAAACTGGTTAGAAAGTGCGGATACCGAAATATTTGGTTTAAACGACGTTACACAATCAATATCAAAACAATCGAAAAGACCTTACAATAGAAACAATAAGACACTGAGAAAGTTATCAGCTAAATTAGATAATTCAGGACAGGATTACTTCTATTATAAGAGGATAAGGGACCAAATTGAGAAACGTCAGATAATTCAAGAAAAACTGATGGGTCAGCTAATTGACGGTGCAAACCAAGCCTACATTAATGGTGATTTTATTCCTCTCAGAAAGGTCAGATCCAGGTACCACGGTAGCAGCAAAAATGTGGATTTCTTTAAAATTAACAATGATTTGAAAAGAGCAACGTTTTATCATTTAACTTTCGAGTTTAATGTTCTGAGCGACAACACAAACTTTGATTACTTCAAATATTTTTATGCCAGAACTAAATTAAGCAATGGAAATCTTTTTAAAGACCACATGTCAAGGGTTGCCAACGATGTAGAATTCAATACCATTAGAACATATTCCAGTTTCCTTAGGGATAAGCTGTATGGGAGCATTCCTGAAGTGAATTTTAGCACTAATTACACAGTTGGGGACACAATAGCTTCTTTAATGGCAATAGCTGTCAAGCACGTTAGTGTTGAGAATATGTTGAAACACATGGACATATTTAATGGTGTTTATAAACAATTTAAAAACATCAATGGTGGGACACAAATAAGCATCATTGGTAAGGCGTTTGAAGCTGTCGTTAGTAGCAGAGTTGATCTCCAACCTCTTTCTTGGTTCTCGCCTATAACAGACACTAATTGGGCACGGCTTAACAGAACAAAATCAGTTAGAAGTAGTTTTGATCTTATCTGTTTACTAACGGAGTTAGGATGTTCTATAGAAAACATTTTAAACTTGCACAAAGTTATGATTGAAATGGCTATGCATCTCGGGAAGAGAGAGTCTGATGTTTTAGTACCTTACAGCATTCGTATTATTATGTCCCTCCTGTCTAACGATTCATTCAAAACTGCATTTCCAGATTATTCCAACTGTCTGTCGGATTTGTTAAAATGGTTAGTTGATACCACACATGATTTCAGCTATCAATTCTCCAATGTCGAGGATATAGAAGGGGTTTACTACCAGGAATTAGTATCTGCAGTAGTTGAACAGTTCAAGCAAAATGGCATAATAGCTAAAGAAATTATGGTGTTTGGTGAACCTTACGTTGCACAATTACCTGAATTTTTTATAGATAGTGATAAGGATCGGCTCAAAAGATCGTTATGGTTTTATGAATTAAACGAAATACGACTTGACTACTTCCTAGGATTTGAAGAAACTATAACATCAAACATATTTTCAGCATTAGATATGGAGTATGAAGTTTAACTTAGTATTAATTTTTAAAAATTATGATACAATGAGCATTTCAAAGAAGAGAATAAGTGTTGAAAGAGCATCAGCAGCAACCCGAGGTGAGCTACCTGATGAAGAAGCGTGTAAAACCATTTTAGTCCCGAATGATAATTCCAAAGACTCCTGCAATGATGGCATAGAATTAAGCTTAAACTTCTTCTCAAACATCTTTTGTGCATCTACAAAACTCGATCCGGTCACCGATTTACCGCCTGCAACAAAAATAGATTGTAATTTAATGTCATGTTCACCACCCCAGAAAACTTTCATCACAGATTTCTTTATTAATGTAGTGAGATTTTTTGGGAATCCTGCAAATCTGCCCGCTCCTGAAACCATAGAGATAACTTGTGGACTGAATGTAATAGCTCTATAATTGTCTTTGTCTATTCTTCTAACAAATGCAATCCAAACTTGTGAAACGGTACTTGACTGTATCATGTCGATATCGAATGAGCAAAAGTCGGAAGTAAACTGATTGAGTGAATCTCCAAGTGTGAGAATATCGTTTACGTTAGCAATTTCACAATTGATTGTGCGACTATTGTTTAGCGCTCGTAGTTGGATCCTTTCATAAATAGGAGTTTGTCTTGCTAAGATGGTTATTGTATGAATATCTGTCGACAATGTTTGCCAAGGCCATGCCCAATCATTGGTTATCACAGGTGTTATTGCATGTACATTGTTCTGAGGTTGGCTAAATGTCCTATTTTTGCTAAGAACTTGCAAGTTTTCTAATGTGGGTCTAATGTTTTGAACTCTTTGTGTGAATGTGGCAAAATCACAATTAACCAATTCTTGCAAACAAGATAAATTCGCCTCATTAAAATCTGTGTGATGAACTACATCTGCAATGTATCGAAATGCAGCAAAGGCGTTATCATAACCATCATTGACGATCGCTGTTGAAGTACCTTCTCCTTTTTCAATTGCTAATACTCTTTTTGTTGTCATTTGTTAAGAC